ATTGCTAGAAGTGCCTCAAATCGTGGTACAAAATTACATACAGTTTGTGAGAAGTATCTGTTAAATGAAATGACAGATTTAAAATTACAAACAATGATGCCAGATACTAAAGAATTATTTCTTTCACTCAAACCTCACCTAGATAATCACATTGGTGAGGTTTATTCTATTGAACAAGCATTATACTCCGCTGAACTACGTTTAGCTGGCCGAGTTGATTGTATTGCACAATGGGATAATGAATTAGCTGTGATTGATTTTAAATCTTCAACTAAACCAAAACTTGAAGAAAACATTTTGAATTACTTTATGCAATGTACCGCATATGCAACAATGTTTGAAGAAATCACAAGTAAACCAATCAACAAATTGGTAATCGCCATTGCTGTTGCAGATGGCACAAATCAGATATTTGTCAGAGAGAAAACCGACCACTATATGGATTCTCTATATTATTACATCGGCAAATATTGGAAAAGTAAGTTGACAAACTAAATAGTATATGTTATAATGTAGGTTATTGCTGTATGAAGTAAAGCGAAAAATGTTCTGGACGGGGGTGCGAATCCCCCCATCTCCACCATAAGGACTTTAAATGGAAGAAGAAATACTATATCAATATGTGTGTGGTGTATTGATTATTATTATTTCGGTATCATTACTTTTAATCTTCTTATGATGGGGATGTATAGTTTCGACAGGGCAAAGAGTAACAGAGTGGACAGCACATCAGAGTAGATGTTAAAACTAAAACAAAGTAAACGCAAACGACTCACAGTTCGCATTAGCAGCCTAAACACTGCTTAGGGTTTCGGTTGGTTTCCTCGTAACAGAATAACCAACCATTATTATTTACAGGTGAGAAATGACAAGACTAGAAGGTTACGTTAACAAAGGTTGGGGTTCAGAATTAATTTGGGCTACTAATGACAAGTACTGTGGCAAGTTAATGAAGTTTAACAAAGATGCCAAATTCAGTATGCACTTCCACGCACAGAAAGATGAGACATGGTATGTTTTATCTGGAAAGTTCGAAGTGAAATATATTATGACCCAAGACGCTTCTATCAAATCCCAAATACTGGAAAAAGGTTCTGTGTGGAGAAATGAACCACTTGAACCACATCAGTTGATTTGCCTTGAAGAAGGTACAATCATTGAAGTAAGTACACCGGATTCAGTAGAAGATAATTATCGTGTAATGCCAGGAGATTCACAGAAATGAAAGTTTACATAAGCAAGTATCGTTATCATTGGCTATCACCATATCATATCCTAGAGTTCGTTTGCTTTTGGGAGAAAGATAATGATGTGTTTTACAACCATGAAGAAAAACCTGGCAACAAATACGACAAATGGGTTAATTTTTTAAATCCTATTTGTCAAGGTGTACAGAAGTTTTTAGACTTTGTTCATCCTAAGATTGACTATGTGAAGATTGATCGATGGGATACTTGGTCAATGGATCACACACTTGGGTTGATTGCATTACCAATGTTGAAGCAATTACAAGCAAGCAAACATGGCGCACCTTTTGTTGATGATGAAGATGTACCAGAAGAATTAAAGTCTACTTCAGCACCAGCAAAAGAGAATGAATGGGACACCGATGACAATCATTTCAAACGCTGGGATTGGGTGATGGATGAAATGATATTTGCATTTGAACATCACCTCAATAAAGACTGGGAAGAAGCATATCGTTCAGGTGAATTTGACCATAAGACAGTTGCATGTGAGTGGGATGAAAACGGCAAAGCTAAAATGTTTAGATCAGAAGAAGGTCCAAATCACACATACAAATGTGATTATGATGGAATGAAAATTGTTGCAGATAGAATCAGAAATGGTTTCAAGTTGTTTGGTAAGTATTATCAGAACCTATGGGATTAATTTGGAGAAGATGGGCTAAAGCGATAGGCGATAAGTCCGGAGATTCAGATAAAGAGGCAGATATCATTGCCATAATTCGTACAGTCATTTTATTGATATATGTTATTACAAATTTTGTAATCATTGCCGGAGTTCTAAGGCACTGGAATGACTAAATAACTATACTACCACAACACACACAATGGTAGTATAACACACACAGGAGAAAACTATGTCAAATATGACACCTTTTGAAATTCGTCTTGAGCTATTAAAAATGGCAAAAGACATGCTATATGATGATTACTTCGGTACAAGAGAACGCATTTCCAACAACTGGCAAATGCAATGCGAAACAGCTAGACACAAAGGTGAAACACCACCCGAGCATCCTGGCTTTCCAACAATCCCCTCAGAATCAGATATCATTAATAAAGCACATGCTCTAAACGGCTTTGTGTCTAATGTTTCTGCACCAGAAACAAAAGTTTCTGTTAAGAAAACAACTTCTTAATTGGGGATGAGGGACTTCGGTCCCTCCAAACACACACAAGGAGAAAGATGAAAAGTAAACCAATACTTTTAAGTTTGATATTTGCAACAATAATTTTAACTTTATCGTTTATTAATGTTGACACATATAAAATATTCCCAATCAAAACTACATACGATGCACTTACGGCAGATACTAAAAAACAGGTAACTTGCCTTGCTGAGAATATCTATTTCGAAGCAGGACATGAACCGAAAGAAGGTAAAGCAGCTGTAGCATTCGTAACATTCAACCGCATACAATCAGGCAACTACGGTGATTCTGTATGTGAAGTTGTTCAACAGAAAACAAATGGCACATGCCAATTTTCTTGGTATTGTGACACCACTTTTACCTCTAAACGCTTGACAATCAAGCACACTCCATTGTATAATGAGATTCTACAGTTGTCAACTGACATGTATTTGAACTTTGAAAGAATCAAAGATATAACAAATGGAGCAACGTATTATCATGCTGATTATGTGAGTCCTGGATGGACAAAACTAAAAAGGGAGACGCAAATTGGCAGGCATATTTTCTACAAGAGCAAAGGTGACAAAATTGACAGAAATAAAGGAATCATCTAAGATGAATAAAGATATCATAACCATTGCCATATCGGCAGTAATTGTATTATGTACCGCAATTATCGGAGCAATCGTGTATAATGTTAACGATAGAAACAACATGGCGAAAAACATTGAGGCTGCAATTGCCAAAGGTGTAGACCCGTTATCTGTAAAGTGTGCATATGAAACAAGTGTTAATTCAGTTTGTATCGCACATTCAATGTCAAAGAAATAATTTAAGGAGTATATTATGGCTGTTCAGCAATTGAGTGTTAACCTTCTTTCGAATCCAGAAGATAGAAAGAAACTTTTAGGTGTTATTAGTGAGTGTTCTGATGCAATGACAAGAGCGCAAGCAGAAAAAGATTTGATTAGAGAATCTATTTCTGATATCAGTAAAAAATTGGAAATACCAAAACGTCTTGTCGCAAAGATGGTGAAGGTCTATTACAAACAAAACTACGATGAAGAAGTAGCTGTACATGACCAATTTGAAACTCTATATGAAACTGTGGTGAAATAATGCCTAAATTTACTTTTATTTGTGAACATGATGACGGCACAAAAAACACACATGAATGTGATGAAATTTTTCTATCAAATATTTTAGAAAATTTTGAAACATTCTTGCGTGGTGCTACTTTTCATTTTGAGGGGCATTTAGACTTCTTTAATGAAGATGAAGAATATAATACCAATATTGAAGAATACAATACATCAGGCCATCAAGCGTTTGATAGTATGGTAAATTCTTTGATGAGTGCAAATCATACAGATACTATTCGTTATCCGGTGCAGCCTACACCTGGTAAATGTACAGTATGTGGTTTGCCAGAAGCAGTTATGAAGATCCATAAATGTTGGGATGCAAAATGCCCAATTCAGAGTAATCGCAATCATGCCTACTAGAGATGAAATGGCAAAATTTGCCAAAGCTATTGATTTAATAGTTGCAGCTACAGAGTACAACTATATCGAAGCCATTGTTGAACATTGCAAAAATACTGGTCTTGAACTTGAAGTTGCAGCTACATTAGTGAATGCAAATCTAAAAGCGAAGATTGAGAACGATGCAATGGATAATAATATGTTGAAAGAAAAAGGTTCTAGATTACCAATATGACTGGTTATGAAACATTTGGATTATATCAAGCTCTTAAACTACACTTCACACAAGAATCATACGACTTTTTTAAATACAATGGTAAAACAAATGTATCTGTAACTACATTTGAGAATCGTAAAGACAAATATCATTTTTACAAATTATCTCGTAGACTTGCACAAAAAGAAGACATGATTGATTTCATTGTTGCAAATCTAGTAGAAGATGAAAAGACTTGGGTTGGCTCTTTATTGATGCAAGAATCTGAAGTGAATTATCGTAAACACCAGAAGGTAATCCAGTCAATGTCGTATACATTTGAAAATGATTGTAAACTTATTTTTCGTGATTGTATACTTAATCCGAATGAAGTATTGATGACTGATGGTGACTATCCTGTTCTTCTCAAAAAGGCTCTACAGAAGTCGGTGAACATTGAGTCTATGTGTCTATTAAACAACATGCTTGGATTTGTACCAATGTGGTCCAAGAAGATTGCCGATACTATAC